CTGTTTTGCCCACTGAAAAAATCAAAACCACAAGATAGCATGGGGTTTGCGCGGGTTAAATTACCTGAAATCTAAATGCTGGCGACAGTAATTGCCTCGTCAGGTTGTTTTAATCGCAGCTACCTTTTCTCCATACGTTATCGACAGGTCGCAGGGATGACTTCGGATGAAGAGCGGTTGCAGATCAGAAAGGATGAGAGATGACTAAATCTGACGATCAGGCAGAGGGCAATGCGGGATATCGCCAGGTTTGGCTGGAGAATATCACAACCCGTTGTCGTACCTTACCCAGTATGGTGTTGCGGGCGCTTTCGGGATAATGATCTGCGATGTGGCGATGACGCCACATTCAGGACTATCGCTGACGATTCGCGGTGCCGCTTGAGAGGATGAAAACTGTGAGCTGAGGTAAAACGGTCAGCGTGGAAGATAGCTTCTGCCAGTCTCGCTTGTGTTCACACCAGCAAATATGAGGATGAGTACGTTTTCTCAGTTGCTCTCATCTTTGTGCGGCACATCATTTCTTTTTTGGTCGGGCGTTATCTTGCATAAAGGTTCGTAGGCAAGACCTGAGATCTTCCTGGTGTCCTTGGCGGGCTTCTTCTCCTTTCGCTTTCCCGACATGACAGGCCACGCGCTAAATAACTCTGAGAGTATTTCGAAAATCTGATGCATAGCTGTTGCTCACTTGTTCGAGTCAGGCAATGCCAATGACTTTAACATGAAGCTAATATTTAATGGGCCGGATTTATGAGAGGCGTTGAGGGTTAGTTACAGGTGAGAAACCGGGTCGCTGTTTCCGGCTTCAGCCATTATTGATGCGTGGTGGACTCTTTGAAACCGTCTACTGATTCTGCTGTGTGGCGCCAGCCGTGCCATTGATGATAAAGACTCGCAGAAGGCTCTGCAATTCACGGTCTTGATTCGGGCTGCTCAGGATAATCAGTTGAGGATTTCCCATGGCAGTGAAAATGCATCGCCACTTTGCCGCCACTCGAAAAGCCAGTAACAAAAAAGCCGCTTCAACGAGCGGCTTAAGTATATGTTTTTTTATCACTAAATTTGGTGGCCCCTGCTGGGTTTGAACCAGCGACCAGGGTATTATGAGTCCCAATTTGAAGCAAGTAAAATCAGTAACTTACTGATTTTTATATTTTCTTTAGGCCGAATAGCGATGAAAAGTGGCACATAGCGTTGAGCTCTGCTGCCACTTTGCTGCCAATTCGTAACCAAGAAATCACTTGCATCATCATGCTTTATAAGCAAAAGAGGTAAGCTACATCTTTTTATCATTTTGGGGAAGTTGGGGTTAAGCAAGAGGCTGCCATGTTTATCCCAATGAGACTATAAATTCACTCATCTTCATCATCTAAGTCTTCATCATCTAATTCGTAATCATAAGGGTATAGAACTACCTCATCTTCAGGTATTACTGCCTCGCATTCTGCAAGCTTATTGGCATCAAAAAACTTCGTTGCCATTACTGAGTTTTTAAAGTTTCTATCTGCAATCCACTCTGAGTTCCATATTTCTTTGTGAGGTTTTCTATATGCCCCAGAAACAATTGAACAAAGTGGTTCATCGTAAGTTATACTTTTTTTAATATGATAAGAAATACGCTGCAGCCAGATGTCTAAGATACCTGTGCCTAATATCGCAGAGAATTTATCTTTGACTTTCTCAAGCAAATCTGTCTTTTCATCATTATCTTCGACAAATTTAAGAGTGTTACTCAAAACTAATGCGCAAGAGGCAAATGTCCTAGGGTTATTAAGCATCATATCAGCAATGATACTAACAATTGGACGCACATCTTCGTTTAATTTATTCATTCTTTCTAAGCGTTTATTAATCTTTGAAAGGTATTTATTTAGTTGTCCAGAGTTTTTATGTTTTCTAGAGAAAATAGCGAGTTTCAATAAAGTCTTTTGAATTGTTGTCGCGTAAACATTTTTTCCGAATTGCATTAAGGCATCTTGTTTATCTGGCTTCATTGAATTGAATATTACATCTTCTGAAAGAGATGTTTTAGACGCATTTAAATGCAAACCTAATCCTTGAAGGATGACAGTTAGATGTCTTGCTAATGCCTCCGCATCTTCCTTGCTATTGGTAAAAACTCTGTAGTCATCTCGGTATCGGATAATATGGTAGTCAGTTATATCTTCTTCTTCTAGTTTTTCTCCCAATAACTCATCTGCATAACCAAGCACTATCTCAGCGATAAAGTCCATAGGAGCAGAACCTTGTGGTATGCCGTTTGTTTGCCCCCAACGCATTTGGCGTAAAGCATGATCTATTTTATTACCAAGATTATCATTTACACCTCTTGCCTCCTTGGATTCTTCTTTGGTATGAATTGCCCAAGGAATAGAGTGTGTATAAATTGAAGGGTAAAAGTTAGCTATATCTGTAGTGAAAAGATATTTAAATTCAAGAGCCTTGTTGATTGACTCTTGCTCGACATCGCGCCACCATCCATTAACAGTTTCGGCAGTGTCTGAAACATCAGTGTCATCTGACTCTCTAGGTAAACTCGCACATACTATCTTTTTATTCTCTTGAAATTCACTAAACCTTTCTACCAATAGATTCCACTCATCTTCCTCAGTTATTTTATGAACGAGATGAACGTAAATAGCTGGGTGGATTAATTCAAGTGGTCGCCAAGAGTAATGACCATCTTTGTTGGTTTGTAATGTATAATTAACATTTTCAAAATCGCATGCTTTACGGTAACCAATATCACTAATACCATTCTGCTTTTGGTCAAGTGCATCGCTTACAGCTTGAAGTAGGGGCTCAAAATTAAAATAAATAGGAAGAGGGAAGCTGCAGTAACTATGATGTTTTAGAAAGTATGCTCTGGCATCATTTGCTGCCATATCGATTATTAATGTCATGGTTGAAATCTCAATTATTTATATAATGTATTGTTTAATAGTATCTAATGTGGAATTTTCAAATGCGATTTAGAGGGTTGAGTAACATCGCCTCAGACAAATGGTCCGGTGTAAAGTGGGCATATCTCATCGTCACTTTAATATCCGTATGCCCCAATATCCGCTGTAGAACGAGAATATTGCCGCCGTTCATCATGAAGTGAGACGCGAAGGTGTGTCGCAAAACATGGGTTAGCTGCCCAGCGGGTGTCTCAATACCGGCACGTTGCATGGCTTTTCTAAAAGCTGAGTAACAAGGTTTAAAGAGCAACTGCGCTTTCCTGCTGGATGGCAGTTCAGCCTGCAATTTTTCAGTTATCGGCACCGCGCGGTTTTTCTTGCCTTTAGTTTTAACGTAGATGATCTGACCAGCGCGGATTTGGTTTCCCTTCAAGCCTTCGGCCTCACTCCATCGTGCGCCAGTTGCCAGGCAGATTTTCACAATGGCGGTCAGGTCTTTTGACCGGCTGTTCTCACACTCGGCGAGGAGGGTTCTGATTTCCTCAATAGTGAGATACGCCATCTCTGATTCACTGATTTTAAACTCGCGCACGTTCTCAAGCGGATTAGGTGCGGTCCATTCATCTAACCGGCGTAGCTCGTTAAACATCGCCCTGAAATACGCCAGTTCTAAATTCACCGTGCGGGGCGTAACCGTCTTAACTCGAGTGGAGCGGGTGATCTTTCCGCTTAACCGTTGCTCGCGATAAGACGCAAAAATTTTCGCGTTAAACTCGGTTGCGAGTGGGTTTCCCATCGCCTCGCAAGCGAACGCCATTGTGGTTCGCCGCTTCTCACCATCCGCCAACGTAATGCCATGCGTGTTGAACCACAGTTCAACCAGCTCAATCACCCGCCGCTTATCTGCTTTCTCTCCCAGCCAGGGCTTATCTTGAGCCTGCTCCTTTACGAACTTCTCATAGGATTGTGCTTCGCCCTTCGTCGCAAACTGGCGGCGAATCCTTTTGCCGTCACGGCCGTTTGGGAAAACCTGTGCCTGCCATTTCCCGCTGGGTAATTTATTTATCGCCATTCCAAGCCTTAAAGGTATTCGGTTCGGGTGATCACTTTGCCTAAAACTACGATGTCACTTGATTGGCATTCAAATGACGATTTCCCATTCTCAACACGTATTCTTCCACCGGGAAAACGTACCAGCTCTCGGATGCTGACTAACTTATCAATCTCGATAAGCCACAGCCCATCGACGATCTCCCCTTCATAGGTATCAACCAAATAAGTGCTTCTATCTGCGTTGATCACAAACGGGGCATTCAAGCCTTCAGGTAGTGATGCTTTATCCAGAATGAAATCATCCATTACTTCTAGAATCCCATTTGAGATTTTTTTGTGTTTCGCAATCACAACACGGGATTCCTCCACTTCCATAAAGCGTGCACCTTTACCTGTAGTAAGCCAGGTAAGTGATGCTCCCGTTTCCACATGGCAGATGATCACCCAGTCTGCTGGGAAGGTATCGCGTGCTGAACGGTTAGCTAACGTGCTTTGTGACACGCCCAAATGAGCGCATAGCGCCTGACGACTACTGAATCCGTAAGCCTCAACCAAGCGCAAAATAGTATCTTTTCCGCCCCGGTTGCTCTCTACCGCTTCACGAACCACTTTCGCATCATGGCGATTTGTGTTTTCTTTCGTTGACATATCCGTTTTGTGATCCTATTCTTCGGTCTGTGATGAGATGAATAGCGTTTAATAGTGATACCTAATACCTAAACCGAGGAATACTGCATCATGACCCGTAAACTTTCAATGCGCCCTTCAATCAACCTCGTGATTTCAGAACCCTACATTACCGTTGAGGAGTTCTGCCGTCGCACAGGTTACAAGGAAGGCACCGTTCGCCAGATGTACCGTGAAAACCGTTTACCCATCAGAAAGAAAGAGGGCTTAAACGGTCTTATCGAAATCAACATGGTTGCTCTCACTATCGAAGCCGCTGCTGGCTGCGAAATCACAATGCAGGCTTGATACATCCATATTGGGATAGCAGAAGGGATTTATCATGTTTGATTTTCGAGTCTCCACACATAGCCATTTCGATGATGCTTGCCGGGCGTTTGCACTGAAGCACAACATCATTCAGTTAGCTAACCAAGCCGGGCTGAATCCTCAGACGATCCGTAACAAACTCAATCCGGAACAGGTTCACCAGTTAACCGTTCGTGAAATGCTACTGCTTACCGATCTTACCGAAGACGCAACGCTGATTGATGGCGCACTGGCGCAGCTGCACTGCCTGCCATGCGTGCCAGTAAACGAAATGGCTCAGGAAAACCTTCCAGCTTATGTCCTGAAAGCCACTGCCGAAGTAGGACAGTTAGCTGCGGGTGTAGTGAGCCAGGAGCAATTAACAGCAGCCTGCCGCCGTGGTCTGGTTCAGAACGTACATGCAGGTATCCGCTGTCTCACTCTGGCCGCACTGGCAGTTCAGGCGAGAGTTCACTCTAATCCTGCGCTGTCAGGTACTGCTGATGTGTTAAGCGGTATCGGTGCATCCATAGGAATGGTGTGAAATATGGCGTTTTCTGTGGCTCCGCTTCTTCGGCGGCAAAGCCCGTCCCACGCATACGGCCACGGCTGGATTGCGGCAGATAAGGGCAGACGCTGGCACCCGGCAATTTCACAGGCCGAACTGCTGGCAGGATTAACGGGTAAGAGGAAAGAATCATGGGTTACAAAGCTGAAAGTATCACTGTTCAAATGAATGCGGGGCAGCGTGCCAGTGCGCTTAATCATATTTCTGCGCTTCGCACCATGATGTATGGCGATTGCAGCCACGAACTCAAACGCTTTATCGCAGATATGCGTAATAAGCGCGATCACCAGGCTGAACAAAATGGCCGCGCACTGAGCGCAATATTCTTCCTGGCAAATATCAGCAAAGAACGTCACAGCGTTGATTTCAGTGAACTAACGAGTGACGAAAGAACGGCGCTGATTAGCGCAATGAATCACTTAAAAGCAGTCGTGAGTTTATTTCCAAAGAATCTGACGTTACCTAATTAATTAACCCGAAGAAATTTAATGGCGTAAACCCGCCGGGCATTCTTTTGCCCGAATTCAGGAGAAAGAGAAATGCGAAATATCCAGACCCGTAGTTTTAAAGCTGATGATGACGCGCTTAATGCCCTGCTGAGCAAGGCCAAATCTGAGCAGCGCAGTGATGATGCTATGTCAGTTTCAATCCGCCTGGCCGCACTGGCAATTCATGCCCGCAAAGAGGAAATGTCTGCGGCGGAAATCATCGAGCTTCTGGACAAAGAGGCAGATCGCTTTGAGAACCAGGCGCAGGAGATGCACTGATGGCTGATTCAATGGATTTGGTACAGCAGCGCGTGCAGGAAGAGCTGGCGCGCAATCTGGCTAACGCGACTCACCGCCCCACAGGGGCGAGTGAGTTTTTCTGCCTTTCATGCGGTGAACAAATCCCGGAGCAGCGCCGCCGCGCACTGCCGGGCGTTTCACTCTGCGTGACCTGCAAACAAATCAGTGAGCTGAAAAGCGCGCATTACAAGGGTGCAGCGTTATGAAAACCATGCTGAAATGGGCCGGCAATAAGTCCGGATTGATGCCTGAACTGACTAAGCACCTGCCCGCAGGTGATCGTCTGGTTGAACCGTTTGCCGGTTCCTGTGCGGTCATGATGAATACGGATTATCCGTCTTATCTGGTGGCGGATGTTAATCCCGATCTGATTAACCTCTATCGCCAAGTTCAAGAGCATACGCGCCCGTTTATTGTCGTGGCGTTATCGCTCTTTAATCAGAACAAAACGGAAGAGAGTTATTATCAGGTCCGCGAAGACTTTAACTTCAACACGGCGTTGCCACTGCTGGAACGTGCGGCGCAATTCCTCTACCTGAACCGTCACGGCTACCGTGGCCTTTGCCGCTATAACAAGCGCGGCGAATTTAATAATCCTTACGGCCATTACAAACAGCCATATTTCCCTCTGGCCGAAATCGAAGCATTTGCCCTGAAGGCACAACGCGCGACGTTTGAATGCCTGGGCTACAGCGAAACCCTGAACATGGTCCGTGCCGGTGATGTCGTATACTGCGATCCGCCTTATCACGGCACGTTTAACGGTTATCACACTGAAGGGTTCAGCGACGACGACCAGCACTCGCTGGCCTGCATCCTGCTGGGTATCTCTGAGCGTAACCCGGTCATCGTTTCAAACAGCGACACACTGTTTACCCGCAGTATCTACCGCGAATTTGGCCTGACCAGAATCACTGCCGCCCGCTCTGTTGGCGTGGCCGCTGGTGAAGGCAAGCGCGCACCGGAAATCATCGCGGCGCGTCACATGAGTCTGGCGGCGTAATGGCTCAGGTATTCGCATACCCGTGGAACGCCCCAAAAAAGGCAATAAATCCACAACTGGACCCGGCGGAAGTTGCGCCGGTGTCCGCGCTTTCAAACCTGATCGCTCTCTATGCTGCGGATAACGAGCAGGAGCAGCTGCGCCGTGAGGCAGTGAGCGATCAGGTCTGGGACCGCTACTTTTTCAACGAATCCCGCGATCCTGTCCAGCGCGAAATTTTGCAGGACAGAATCATCAGCCGGGCAAAGATGGCCCGCGAACAGCAGCAGTTCAATCCTGATCTGGTCATCGTGGCAGATGTCAGCGCCCAGCCTTCGCACATCAGCAAGCCTCTCATGGACCGCGTTAAGTTTTTCCACAAACTAGGCAGGCCGCACGCATATTCCCGTTACCTGCGCGAAACTATCCGCCCCTGCCTTGAAAGGCTGGCCCGCGTGCGTGATAGCCAGATTTCAGCCTCATTCCGATATATGGCCGGTCACGACGGGCTGGACGGCCTGCTGGCCTTGCCTGAAATGAACCAGAATCAGGTCAAGCGTTTATCAACGCTGGTTGCTGCGCACATGAGCATGTGTCTCGATAAAGCCAGCGGTCATCTGTTCGAGAGTGACGACGTGAAGCCGGAGCAGGTCCGCCAGGCATGGGAAGCTGTTGCAGCGGAAGCGATGCGTCTGGACGTAATCCCCCCGGCCTTTGAGCAGCTGCGCCGCAAAAAACGCCGCCGCAAGCCAGTCCCCTATGATCTGATCCCGCCATCTCTGGCCCGTATGCTCTGCGCGGATTGGTGGTATCGCAAGCTGTGGCAACTGCGTTGTGAATGGCGTGAAGAGCAGCTGCGTGCTGTCTGCCTGGTCAACAAAAAAGCGTCCCCTTACGTCAGTTATGAGGCAGTGATCCATAAGCGTGAGCAGCGCCGGAAGTCTCTGGAGTTCTTCCGCTCACATGAGCTGGTCAGCGATGAAGGCGATACGCTGGATTTGGAAGACGTGGTGAATGCCAGTAACAGCAATCCGGCACACCGCCGCAATGAAATGATGGCCTGCGTTAAGGGGTTGGAACTTATCGCGGAGATGCGCGGCGACTGCGCCATGTTTTACACCATTACCTGCCCGTCTCGTTTCCACGCCACCCTGAACAACGGCAGACCCAATCCGAAGTGGACAACTGCCACGGTTCGCCAGAGCAGTGATTATCTGGTTGATACGTTTGCCGCTTTCCGCAAGGCCATGCACAAAGCCGGTATGCGCTGGTATGGCGTGCGGGTTGCGGAGCCGCATCATGATGGAACTGTACACTGGCATTTGCTGTGCTTCATGCGCAAAAAAAAGAGCCGTTCAGTCACTGCCCTGCTGCGGAAATTTGCCATTCGTGAAGACCGCGAAGAGCTTGGCAGCAATACCGGTCCGCGCTTTAAGGCTGAGCTGATTAACCCGCGCAAAGGTTCACCGACCAGTTATATCGCCAAATACGTGAGCAAGAATATTGACGGGCGCGGACTGTCGGATGAGATCAGCGCAGAAACGGGTAAATCGCTGCGTGACAGCGCGGAGAACGTGGGCGCGTGGGCGTCACTTCATCGTGTTCAGCAGTTCCGCTTCTTTGGCATTCCGGGCCGCCAGGCTTACCGGGAACTGCGCCTGCTTGCTGGTCAGGCACTGAGAAATCAGAGCGATAAAAAAGCCGGTGCTCCGGTGCTTGAAAACGCGCAGCTGGACGCCGTGCTGGCCGCTGCAGATGTGGGCTGCTTTGCCACCTACATCATGAAACAGGGCGGCGTGCTTGTTCCGCGCAAACATCACATTGTCAGAACCGCTTATGAGCTTAACGATGAGCCTACCCCTTACGGCGATCACGGCACCCGCATTTATGGCATCTGGTCCCCGTTAGTGGCGGGCCGCATCTGCACGCACGCAACGAAATGGAAAATGGTCCGTAAGGCCGTTGACGTTCAGGAGGCGACAGCCGACCAGGGCGCTGGCGCCCCTTGGACTCGTGGCAATAACTGTCCCCCTGATGAAAAACTGAACATTTCAGGGGGCAATCCCGTCTCTTTTGAACCTTTGGAATTAGGTGAAGCACCTTTATATGGTCCGGCAGACTTCGACAATATGACCAGAAAGCAGCGCCGGGATCTGCTGGCGCGTCTTCGGGTGGTTAAGCCGCGCCAGCGACAGAGTTACAAACAGGAAATTGACGATGACCAGCGGGCGCTTCTGGTTGCAGAGCTGCGGGTGAGAGGTTTTACCGGCGAAGAAAAAGAAACAAACCTGCTTCTGTCCGGGGGAAGCCTTGATTCTGGTGCAGGCATGCGCATTTTTTACAGTAAAGGACGGCTGCAAGAGGATGATAAATGGAGTCGCTGGACCTAGCCTTCATCGCATCTGGGTGGTGTAACCGGATAAAAATCAATGGGTAGGCAAAGCACGTATCTCGGCAAAAAAATCAGAAAACGGCCTATTGATCGTAAAAAATAATTACACATTTGAAAATTGATAATATACTGTATGCATAACCAGTTATTGATTGTGCGGAGGGATTATGCAGGACTATTTTTTAGAGTCGATGAAGTTGCAGCGTATTGATTTTTTTATAAAACTTGTTGCTGCTAGCGATTGTTCTGAGGAAGAAAAACGTTTAGCGATTCAGTGGGTTTCTGAGCTTACTGACGAGCTGATGCGCAAGGTTAGAAATCATGATTATTCACGTTTGATGCAAGTGCCAGAGTGACGGGGGGGTAACGTGCGAATCGAAATTATGATCAATAAACAGCAGAAGGTTTGCCCTCATATCACCACCTAACTTATGGCCGAACACTGGTAGATTGCAGGAACGGTATGGTTGGCTATGCGTTTACGGATTTTGGTGTGGAATTGCTTAAATCAGAGTTCAAATTGAACATTTTATTAAATTTTACTGTAAGATACGTGTCATTAATTTGATAATGAGATATTTGGATGGCGGGCAACTCGCACAAGATCGAGCATGATGAACTGCAAGGTTTTGAGGTGTTTAGATATACTGATGTAATCTTCACCTTTTCGGGAGATGTCACTAGACAGATCACGTTCCGTTTAGTCTTTTGTAAAGAAGGCAACAGCAAGCTTCTGACAGATCTTTATGGCGATGAACTTGCAACGCTTACTGTAAGCGTCGTCAGCTTCTATAATGTACAAGCTGAAGATAACGAAGAATGTGATACGATGTTCGATAAGCCTCCGGGAGCGCCAGACTTAACTGCTGTAGAAGCACGCTATCTTTACACAACGTTGATTGACATCATTCTCAGGATAGCTGAAACTGAGGCTATACAAATTTTGACCTTTCAGGCCTATAGCGAAGATTTAAGAAAGGTTTATGATAGATTAGTAAGTAGGTATTCCAAATCCAAGAACCTTGCAGTTCACATTGAGGGGGCTTGTTATGTTATACGAACGGAAAACTGAGAAAATGAACCTGAACATTGACTATGACGCAATCAAAACCCAGAAAAACGAGATGCTGCAACGTTTTATGTTAGCTAAAAAGAAAGCTGAACAGACTGGACAGGTCGTAGTAAAACCAATCTGATTTAATACCTTATGAAAAAAGGCTCCTTGTAGGAGCCTTTTTTTGTTAGGAAAATATACTCTTTGTAGCCTTGCCGAATGTCTGTAAGTTCTAGAGTATGCACTAATAAGCTACTTATCATGCGCATTAGCATAGGAGTTTTCGCTATTGAAAAATTCCCAAGAGTGACAATGAGGTGCATGACTATGCTGCATGAAATCGCATGATCTCAAAAGGATCTTTAATGCTCCGGCCCGCCAGTACTGGCGGGCTTTTGTTTATGTCATGCACCTGCATGAAAACCACTGCATAAAGCGGGCAGGCGTGGCGGGGCTACGAGCGCGCGCTGAGGGGTGCAGGTGGTCAGAAAGGGCCGCGATTTGCGGGCCGCTGGCGCGTCGGCGGCATCAGGTCAGGTCTGAGGGCGAAAAAAAGAGCACGCCCCGTGTGGTGGTGCAGGGGGGTTCAATTGCGCTATGAGGTCAATCAGTTTTGAGGGCCATCATTAAACGAATGACATTTAACATTAAAACTTCTGTTTTGCAGTGCGAGCGTAACGAATTGCCGGTGATTACCACCGCATCTTCCAAAACTTTAAGCAATAAATTTTATCGTGTTGTGCATCATTTGCACTTGATTAAATGGCTAACGACAACTTAAGTTAAGTTAGTTTTTAAAAGATAGCGGTATGTGATGTGACTAAATTGTTGTTCATCAACGGCAGAACTATGAAGGATAAGTTCTGTCTAAATTGTGCAGAGAAAGCGCTTATAGCCCTAGCGCAACTGTGCTAAACTTCGCCGCCCCATAGGGGCAGTACCTGTAAATTGCTTACGAAGTTAAGCGGTTCACGTGGGAAGGTTAAGGAGGTTTGTATGCAAGATTTCGTGATGAAAATGTTTGGCTGGAACCCTTACGTCGCAGGCGGTAAAGCCATGGCGGAGCGTTTGAAAGAGTCGGGAATCAAAGACATTAGCGTTGTTGGCCGCGGTTCAGTCATTGTGCGCAATGACAACGGAGAAAAGCTGTCTCATTATCGGAAAGCCGCTAAACGATTTGTCGAGAAGGATGCTCAGGCTGTTGCTGCTGGCAGCAAGGACAATGACGAGGACTAATGTTTGCACTTCTCATAATCCCACTGCTCGCCAGCGGGCAGATAATAATTTCCTCGCGTTACATAATTAAAACCTACTTCCGCTTACACAGATATGATGGCCAGCTTCTTTACATGAAGGTGGCCACATATGGCATATGGTGCCTGCTCGCCTCGATTTGTGCCGCTTATCTGATGAAGTGGGCCATACCCGGTTTTACTTTAGCTACTTGGCTGACAAACTGGATTGAACTCAGTAATGACCCCAAGCAAAACCGACTTACATCATGGTTAATTCTTTTGTCTTTTAGCATGGTGATGCTCGCTGTAGCGTGGACTCAGTTCGTTAGGTTCGGAATCCATCTGGCAGCGAACGTGCTGAGCGGTTTTAAGAATGATAATGGGCAGGTTGATTTTTTTAAGCAGGTAATCAGATTGTGGGCACTCAAAGAATTACTTTCAGGGGGGCCTTTAGGTAAGCTGTTTTTCGACTCTGCTACAAGTGCAAAGCCTGTGCTGGTAAGCCTTAAAAGCCGAAAGGTTTACGTTGGCACAGTGAATATGATTAGCGAACCAAACGAGAAGCAAGGTCCTTATCTTGAAATATCAATTAATCCGATCATGTCAGGCTACAGAGAAAAGGATAATCTTCGGGTTCTTTTTTCTAATGATTACAGTGAGCTGGGTGATGTTGATACAAGTGTGATTTTTCCTTTAGGTGAAGTTGCACAGGCTTCCTGGTTTGATATGGATACACATCAGAAGGTGGATAACAATCGAGAGCAAAAGCCTGTATCTACGAGAAAAAGAAAGCGACAAAATCGGCGTTAAAAAAAGCCCGGCTAAGCCGGGCTTTTTTGTGCCTGTTATTCGACATCCAGTACATAAGGTGCAAACCGAATAACATCCTCACCGAGCCAGTTGTTCAGCTCTTCAAACCGTTTCTGCAGTGGCATCAGTTCGTTGCGCACAAACACGCGGCTGGCCTTTTCCACGTCACCGAACCCGCCGGTGTTGTTCGGGATAATCCCCATCATCTGCGGCGGTACGCGATGCGCGGCCATCATGTCATCGCGGCTCACGTTCTTGATGTTCAGGAATTCATCCTTAGCCGCCACTTCTGACAGCGGGATGATCTGAATGCCGTCCTTCTTCCCGTTGGGTGAATACATAAACAGGTTGCGGAAGTTGCCCGGACCCTTCGCGCTCTTCATCGCTTTGCGGATGTTGTCCACATCCTCCTGATTCTGTGCGGCGTCGGTCATGTACATGATGAAACCGGCGTGGCTGCCGTTGAGGTAATACTTGCGGCGGAACAGCGTAGCCGACTCATTCAGCAGCGTTGACGGGATGGCGGACAGGTATTCCGGCAGGCCGTAAATCTCCTGATTAAGGTCCGGCTCCATCAGGTGAAACACGCTGCCCGGCGTAAACTGGTAAGGCTGCGTGGTCAGGCCGTACTGTGCAAACCAGTAGGTGTCTAAATCGGTGCCGCGCCGGGTGAATTTCGCCAGCGACGGCTCAAGTGCAATCACGCCGCCCAGGCGGTTAGTTCGCTTTTCAAGATAGGCGTTGCCGAATACCAGATAGTCTTGGATAAAGCGGCTGAACGCCTGACCGCTGAGCAGCCGGTGCGGGATAAACGTGCTGGTCAGGATGTTGCGCTTCACGTTCAGCGGTGAGCTGTGATGCACGGCAGCGCGGAACGTGCGCGCCAGCCCGTCAAAACTCACCGGCGGCTCATACCACCTGTCCAGCACAACGCATTCCACGTAGTCCAGCAGTTCGCGGCGGTCCAGCACCGGGATCGGGTCGCCAAAGGTGAACGCCTCCGCCGCCGGGCCGCCGGTCATCTGCTCCTGCACGGGCTGCGTACGCGTGCGGTTCCTGCGTTTACTCATTTAAAAAATCTCCATGATGTTGCGTGTGTGGGCGGATTCACCCTGCAGCGGTTCGTTTGCCAGCGCGTGCATGGCCGCCCAGGCTAAGTCCGCATGGCTGGCTTCTTCGCTGCGGCTGGCTTCGTAGGTCGGGCGGTTGCCGCTGGCCGTGGTGGCGCGGCGGATTGCCATGAATGACTGCGCGATGTCGAGGTGTCCGGCGTCGAACTCAAGCCGCCCGCCGCTGATGATGTCGAACGCCTTGAGCACTAGGGCGTTTTTCACGGTCGGGTTGTAGACAAACTCTTTCACCGCCGGGAAAAACGCTTTTACGTTTTCATAAACCCCCAGGCCAACGCCGGTGGAGTCGATGCCGATATAGGTGACGTTATACTGCTGCGTCAGTTTTTTGATGGACTCAGCCTGCGCCCGGAAGTCCATCCCGCGCCACTGATGCCGCTCAAGGATGCGGAACTTACCGCCCGGCACGGCGGGCGGAGCCATGACCACACACCCGGCGCTGTCGCCGTTCTGCGTGCCCTTCGCCGGGTCGTAACCGATCCAGACTTCACGCCAGCCGAACGGACGCAGCGCCAGTGCTTCGAAATCGTCTTTCCACACTTCCCAGCTGTCCACCATGCATTTCTGCAGCAGCTGCAGCGGGAACACGGACGCGAGATCATCCACGAATTCACACATCAGCAGGTTCTGGTACTCCGGCGGGCTGTATTCCAGGCGCAGCTGGTCGAGGTCAAAAAGGTTACAGCCGCCGCGCACCGCATCCTCAACGGTGACAATCTGGCGGAACTGGCCATCATCGCAGAAGCGGCCCGGCGACAGGTTCGGGTGCGTCAGGTCGATGTCTACGCGGTCCGCCTTCGCGCGCCCCCGGTTAAAGAGCGCACCGGACCAGAACGGATAGGCGCTGTGCGTCAGGCTGGATGGCGTGGAAAAATAGGTCTGCCGCCACTTTTTATGCAGCGCCATGCCGGACGCCACCTTGCGCAGTTCCTGAAACTTCGGGATCCAGAAATATTCATCCAGGTAAAGATTGCCGTGATAGCTCTGCGCGGTGCGGGCGTTGGTGCCTAAAAAGTACAGGCACGCGCCGTTACTCAGTGTCATCGGGTCGCCCTTAAGTTCAACGTCCGCCTCTTTGGCGAATTCGATGATGTACTGCTTAAAGACGTGCGCCTGCGCCTTGCTGGCCGACAGAAAAATCTGGTTGCGCCCGGTGGTCAGCGCATCGATCAGCGCCTCGCGGGCAAAGTAAAACGTCGCACCAATCTGGCGGGATTTAAGCACGTTGCGGATGCGGTGCTTGTTGCCCGCATCCCACCACTGGCGCTGGTAGCCGAACATCGAGCTGTGGAAGATTTCCTGCAGCTTCTCAATCTGTTCGTCGGTGAACAGGTTTTTAATCGGTGCTGCTCGCGGCCCTTTGTTGCGATTCTCCACATTAGGATTCAGGTCCGCTTCATTGCCGCCGTTGTTGAATTTCCCGATCCGGGCGTGGCGCTCTGACTGCCGGGCCAGCAGGTCGATTTCTTTATAGTCCTTTCCTTCCTTCGTCTCCTTCATGACCAACTGGCAGTAGCGTGCGGCGGTGGTCAGCTGCATCTGATCCAGCGGGCCATAGTCGCCCCACCTGTCGCGCTTTTTCCAGCTGTGAACGGTTGCGGGTTTCTCTCCCAGCATTTCAGCAATGCGGGCGATGCGGTATCCCTGAAAGTACAGCAGCAAAGCCTGCCTGCGGGGATCGAGGTCTTCGGGGGCGGGTGTCATGTTCATGCAGCCAAAATACGGCCCCGCCGCCGCCTTTTCTGCTGCCCCTCATTGTGTGGTCTGCCGCACAACGTCCGCACGTTGTTTCACTACCCCCCTCGCCGCAAACATAGGGCCTCAGAGCGATTTATCACAACGGAGCCTGGACAATGGCAAAGAAAGCAAAGCGTTTCCGTATCGGGGTGGAAGGTGCCACCACGGACGGGCGCACCATCGAGCGCAGCTGGCTTGAGCTGATGGCGGCAAAATACGATCCGGCTGTTTATACCGCCGTCATCAATATGGAACACATCAAGGGCTACACGCCGGACAGTCCGTTCCGCCGGTTCGGTGTCGTTGATGCGCTGGACACGGAAGAAATCAAAGACGGATTGCTGAAAGGCAAGCTGGGGCTTTTTGCCACGATTTCCCCGTCGGATGATCTGATCGATATGACCGGCAAAATGCAGAAGCTGTTCACGTCGATGGAAATCAGCCTGAAGTTTGCCGATACCGACGCACCTTATCTGGTTGGTCTGGCCGTCACTGACGACCCGGCAAGCCTCGGCACCGAAATGCTGGCCTTCAGTGCCAGAGCGGAGCAGAACCCGCTGGCAAACCGTAAGCAGCACCCGGAAAACCTGTTCAGCGCCGCGACCGAAACGGTGATCGAGCTGGAAGACGCACCGGAGGAAAAGCCCGCCCTGTTTACCCGCATCAAAGCCATGTTTGCAAAGCAGCAGCAGACCGATGCCGCCCGCTTCAGCGACGTGCATCAGGCGGTTGAGCTGATTGCCAGCGAACAGCAGCAGTATGGCACCCGCACCGACAAGGCGCTGCAGGAGCAGACCGAACGCCTGAGCCAGCTGGAGGCGGAACTGCAGACGCGCGTCCTTGAGTTTGACGCTCAGAAAGCTGATTTCAGTGAGCTGAAGGCGCAGCTGGAGCGCGAAGACGGCCGCAAAGATTTCCGCCAGCGCACGCCGGGTGGCAACGCGCCAGCCGGACACCTGACCAACTGCTAAAGGAGCAGTAAACCCCATGAAAAAGAATACCCGTTTTGCCTTCAACGCCTTTCTGGTGCAGCTGGCGCGCGTTTACAAAGTTGAGCAGGAAGAGCTGCACGGGAAGTTCAGCGTGGAGCCGTCCGTGGCGCAGACGCTGGAAGATACCATTCAGCAGTCAACGGCATTTCTGACCCTGATTAACGTGATCGGCGTAACCGATCAGTCAGGTCAGCTGCTGGGACTCGGCGTCGGCAGCACCATCGCAGGCACCACCGATACCGGTTCCAAAGAGCGTGAGCCGACCGACCCGACGGATATGTCGGACATCAGCTACAAGTGCGAACAGACCAACTTCGATACGGCCATCACCTACGCGAAGCTGGACCTGTGGGCGAAATTTCAGGACTTCCAGACCCGCATCCGCGACGCCATCGTGAAACGTCAGGCGCTGGACCGCATCATGATCGGCTTCAACGGCGTGAAGCGTGAAAAGACCTCTGACCGCGTTAAAAACCCGCTGCTGCAGGACGTGAATAAGGGCTGGCTGCAGAAGGTCCGCGAAGATGCGCCGGATAACGTCATGGGCAGCACCACCAAAGAAGGCGCAACTACCGCCGCGCCGGTGAAGGTCGGCAAGGGCGGAGCCTATGCCAACCTGGACGCGCTGGTGATGGATGCGGTGAACGAGCTTATCGATCCCATCTTCCAGGACGACGACGAACTGGTGGTGATCTGCGGACGTGAGCTGCTGTCTGACAAGTATTTCCCGCTGGTCAACAGCGATCAGGCCAACACCGAAAAGCTGGCCGCTGACATGATTATCAGTCAGAAGCGCATGGGCGGCCTTCAGGCGGTGCGCGCGCCGTACTTCCCGGCTAACGCCGTACTGATCACCCGTCTGGATAACCTGTCCATCTACTGGCAGGAAGATTCCCGCCGCCGTTCTCTGATTGATAATCCGAAGCGTGACCGCATCGAAAACTTTGAGTCGGTCAACGAGGCGTACGTGGTGGAGGATTACCGCTGCGCCGCGCTGATCGAGAATATCGAAATCGTGGCCGCTGCTGCTGCGGCGCAGTCAGCCGGTGCAGAGGGTTAATCCATGAGCCTGAGTCCCGCACGGCAGCACCGCCAGCGCGTCCAGGCTGAACAGGCCGCCCGTCAGGGCGGCAGTGTTCGCCACGCCAGCGGCTATGAGCTGATGCTCATGCAGCTGAATGAAGACCGCCGCCGCCTCAAGGGCATTCAGTCAACCGTGAAAAAGGCGGAAATCAAGGTGGAAGTCCTGCCGAAATACGTTGCCTGGGTGGACGGTGTGCTGGCCGCTGAGGGCGCGCAGCAGGACGACGTACTGATGTACGTGATGCTCTGGCGCATTGATGCCGGTGACTATGCCGGTGCGCTCATGATTGGCCGCCATGCGCTCAGGCACGGCTGGGGAATGCCGCAGGGCTTTAACCGCAACGTGCAGACGCTGCTGGCCGAAGAAATGGCCGACGCCGCAAAAAATGCCCTTCAGGCAAAAAATACCTTCGACTCCGCACTGCTGCTGCAGACGCTTGATGCGATTGGCGATCGGGATATGCCCGATCAGTCGCGTGCGCGCCTGCACAAGTCCATCGGCTGGGTGCTGCGCGAAAGCCAGCCCGTTTCTGCGCTGAACCATCTTCAGCAGGCCATGCAGCTTGATGAACGCTGCGGTGTGAAAAAAGACATAGAGCAGCTGGAGCGGAAAATCCGTAACGCCAGCTGATAACCGGACGTGCCCACGCGCGGGGCGGCACGGGGTGGCGACAGGCAGCGCCGCATCAAAACCCCGTCCACCGCCCACCTATTCAGGAGTAACAGAGCAATGGAATTTATCGCGCCACAGAAGGCGACGGCAGCGCCGGACATCATCCCCAACAACTCATTCTGGCCGGACGTTGATCTGGCGAAGTTCCGCAGCGTGATGCGCGTTGACGGCACCGTGACGCCGGAACGTCTGCGTCAGGTGGTGCTGACCGCGATGGCGGAGGTTAACGCGGAGCTTTATCCGTGGCGTGAGCGGCAGGAGCTGGCCGGTCATAACGGCCTGGCTGACGTTCCGGCTGAGACGCTGGCCGGTGTGAGCGTGCGGCTGCATCACTATGAAAATGCGGTGTGGTGCTGGACGCGCGCGGTGCTGAACGAGCGTTATCAGGACTTTGACGCCACCGCCTCCGCCGTGAAGCGCGGCGAAGAACTGGCTGATGCCAGCGGCGACCTGTGGCGCGATGCGCGCTGGGCCGTCAGCCGCGTGCAGGACATGCCGCACTGCACCGTGGAGCTTATCTGATGAAAGTGCGTGCGCAGCAGTATGACACGGTGGACGCACTCTGCTGGCGTCACTACGGGCGCACGCAGGGCATGACGGAGCAGGTGCTGCAGGCAAATCCGGGGCTGGCGGAGCACGGTCCCCTCTTACCGCACGGGCTGGAAGTGGAGCTGCCGGACGTGACAGCGACGGCCACCGTGCAGGCCGTCCAGCTTTGGGACTAAATCATGTGGGAAAAAATCACCACCTTTTTAACCTGGTGCATTGCGGTAGTGATGGCGTGGCTGGGCGGCATGGACCTGAAAGACATGTCCACCGTGGCCGGTGTGCTTATCGGCCTGCTGATGGCGCTTATCAGCTGGTACTACAAACACAAAACCTATCAGCTTCTGGCAAGCGGGCGCATCACGCGGGGGGAGTATGAATCTGCAGACCGTTAAACGCTGCGCCGTAGGCGTGGTGCTGGCGCTGGCCGCGTCAATGCCCGGATTTCAGCAGCTGCATACCTCCGTGGAGGGGCTGCGGCTGATTGCGGATTACGAGGGCTGCCGCCTGCAGCCGTACCAGTGCAGCGCGGGAAAGTGGACCGACGGGATCGGTAACACGTCCGGCGTGGTGCCGGGTAAGTCCATCACGGAACGGCAGGCGGCGGGGAATTTCATCACCAACGTGTTGCGCACTGAAGCGGCGCTGGCGCGCTGCGTGGCGGTTTCCATGCCGCAGCAGGTTTATGACGCGCTGGTGTCGCTGGCGTTCAACGTCGGCACCGGCAACGTGTGCGCCTCAACGATGGTGGCATTACTGAAAAAGGGTCAGTGGCGCGAGGCGTGTTATCAGCTGCCGCGCTGGGTGTACGTGAAAGGCGTATTTAATCAGGGGCTGGATAACCGGCGCGGGCGTGAGCTGGCCTGGTGCCTTAAAGGAGTCTGAAATGAAGATGATTAAAAAATGGTGGTTTACGGCGTCACTCACCGTCCTGCTGACGCTGGTCAGTATCAGTCACGGCAGCTTTGCGGGCTATCCGCTGGCGGCGCTGCTTTGGGCGGAGTTTATCGCATGGGCTTTCATCGGTTTTTCAGGGCTTTGCTGCGCTGCAGCTTTTACCGGCACGGAGCGTAAACGGGTGTTTGCCTGGCTGCTGCGGTTTGCGCAGCTGGCTGACCGCGTGCCGCTCAGGTGGTATCACCGCGTAATTATCGCGGTCGTGATGTGGACAGCGGGATGGCAGCTGACGGTACTCATGAGCCTGAACGCCTTGTTTTATCGCTGGATGATCAGGCCAGAGCTTAAGCAGGCCGCAGCATGACGCGCGCACTGGCCGTCATCGTGCTGATCCTGCTGCTTGTCACCGGCGTGCAGTCTTACCGGCTGAACAGTGCCCACGGCAGGATTGATGCGCAGCAGACCACCATTGCGGGCCAGGGCAAAAAGCTGAGCCAGAAAAACAGCCAGCTGATTGCTCTGAACATTCTGACGCAGACCAGCAGCCAGGCGCAGACGCAGCTTTACGCCGCCGCCGAACGCAACGGCCAGCTGCTGCGCGACCGGCAGCGAAAGATTGAGGAACTGAAGCGTGAAAATGAAGACCTGCGCAGCTGGGCTGATGCCGCTCTGCCTGATCCTGTTGTCCGGCTGCGCCAGCGACCGGCCCTCTCAGGAGGTGAATCTTACCGTGAGTGGCTGTCCGAAAATCACCCGCTGCCAGCTGGACCCGGCAGCACCGCGCACTAACGGCGACCTTCTGGCCCTACTGGACGAAACGGAGGCCGCCTGGGCGGCGTGTGCCGGTAAGGTCGATACCATCATCAGCTGTCAGGAAAAAGACGATGAACAAGCCGCAGTCCTTACGCAGCGCCCTGAATAAGTCCGTTCAGTATGTGGCCGACAACCCGGACCGCCTGCACCTGTTCGTGGACAGCGGCCAGCTGGTCGCCACGTCCGCCGCGTCCCTGTCGTGGGAGTATCGCTACACGCTGAACGTGGTGATCACCGACTTTACCGGCGACCAGAACCTGCTGATGGCACCGGTGCTTTTGTGGCTGCGGGAAAACCAGCCTGACGCGCTGCAGAACAGCGAAGCGCGCGAAAGACTGTTTTCGTTTGAGGTCGATATTCTGGGGAATGACCGCTGCGACATCAGCATGGACCTGAAGCTGACCGAGCGCGTGGTAGCAACCACTGTGGACGGTAAAATCAGCATTGAGGCGGTGCCCGAGCCGGGCGCGCCGGAGGAAGTCTGGACGGTGAAACGTGGCTGAACTGCATGAAGTGGATGCCTGGCTGGCGGCGCTGCTGTCACAACTGGAGCCTGCCGCCCGGAAAAAGATGCTGCGCGAGGTGGCGCGCGATGTGCGCCGGATTCAGCAGGGAAACATCACCGCGCAGCGCTCGCCTGACGGCACCGCATGGGAGCCGCGCCGCGTCAGCGCCCGCAGCAAAAAGGGCCGCATCCGTCGCGGGATGTTCGCGAAGCTGAAAACGGCGAAGTACCTGAAGGCTCAGGCAGGCGCGGACGCTGCTGAGGTTGCCTTTATTCCGGGTGTGCAGAAGCTGGCCCGCGTCCATCACTACGGCCTGCGGGACCGGGTAAGCCGTCGCGGCCCGGTGGTGAAATATGCGGAACGTCCGCTGCTGGGCGTCAACGGCGATGTTGAAAGCACGGTGCGCGAAATCTTATTGAGCTGGCTCACAGAGTGAGCCAGCAAAACATTTAGCCAAAGATAAGAGCGTGCTGGATTGGGGATATATTCGGGCGTATTTCTTTCAGTGGTTTGCCTTCGGTGACATCGAGAATATGAGCAAAATCAGGATTGTCCTGCAGGGCACTGACTCCATGCTTAGCGACTTCATTAACAACTACCGCCCCGCCATTATCAAAAAGGAAAACCACGTCCAGTGAGTGATCCTCAATAGTTTGCAGGATTGCACGACCATTATGGGGAACATCAATACGATATGTAGGCATGTCGATAATCTCCGGGTGTCTGGAGTGCCTATTGTATCACCAACCAGACAATGATTTTTGAGTGCCCCTTTAGGGGGCAAATGACACTCTCCTTTTATGAATGAAAAACTCACCGAAATTATGCGCCTTATCACCAACCTGATCCGCACCGGCACCGTGTCCGAAGTGGACCCGGTGAACTGGCTGTGCCGGGTGAAAACGGGCGATCTCGAAACCAACTGGATTAACTGGCTCACCCTGCGCGCCGGTAGCACACGCACATGGTGGCAGCCCACCGTCGGGGAACAGGTTGTGCTGCTGAGCCTGGGCGGCAATCTTGAAACCGCCTTTGCGCTGCCCGCCATTTATTCCGAAGCCTTCCCGCCGCCAGACTATTCAGAAGACGGCACCACCACGGTGTTTAAGGACGGCGGCTGGTTTCAGTACGAGCCGGAAACCGGCCTGCTGCTGATAAAGAATATTAAAAGCGTGCGTATTGAAGCGGCAGACGGCATTCAGCTGATCACCGACGCGCTGGGAATAGAGGCCAGCCAGACCCGGATTAACAGTGATACCACGATGAACGGTGATGTGACACACGGCGGCGGTTCAATGCGTTCAAACGGCGTTATTGCTGATAAGCACTTACATGATGGGGTGAAGAAAGGCAGCGATATGTCAGGAGGCCCGCAATGATGTATCTCGGCATGAACCGCGACACCGGCGAAGCCATTACCGACATCGAACACATCCGTCAGAGCGTGCGCGACATCCTGATCACCCCGGAAGGTAGCCGCATTGCCCGGCGTGGTTACGGTTCGCTGCTGTCGGTGCTGATTGACCAGCCGCAGAACGACGCCACCGAACTGCAGGTGATGGCCGCCATCTATACCGCACTGAGCCGCTGGGAGCCGCGCATCCGGCTGGCCTCGGTAAACATCACGCGCAACGCGGACGGCTCTATGCAGGTTGATCTTAGCGGTCAGCGTGCCGACGGCTCACCGCTTTCTCTGACGGTTTCAACGGGGGTGAACAGTGGCAGTAATTGACCTTTCGCAGCTGCCTGCGCCGCAGATTATTGAGGTGCCGGACTTTGAAACGCTGCTGGCAGAGCGCAAAGAGACGCTGATTGCGCTTTATCCGGCGGATGAACAGGCCGCCATGCGCCGCGTGCTGGCGCTGGAGTCTGAGCCGGTGGTTAAAAGCCTGCAGGAGAACGTCTACCGGGAAGTCCTGCTGCGCCAGCGCATTAACGAGGCGGCGCAGGCGGTGATGGTGGCCTACGCCATCGGCAGCGATCTGGACCAGCTGGCCGCCCGCAACAACGTGCAGCGCCTGACCGTGACCCCTGCTGACCCGGACGCGGTGCCGCCGGTGGATGCGGTAATGGAATCGGACGACGCGCTGCGCGTGCGCGTGCCGGAAGCGTTTGAGGGGCTGAGCGTGGCCGGACCGACGGGCGCGTATGAGTTTCACGCGAAAAGCGCAGATGGCCGGGTGCAGGACGTGTCCGCCATCAGCCCGTCACCGGCGACGGTGCTGATCACCGTCCTGAGCCGCGAAGGCGACGGCACGGCGGCAGCGGATTTGCTGACCACAGTGAACACCGCGCTGAACGCAGACAGCGTGCGCCCGGTGGCTGACCGCGTGACGGTTCAGGGGGCTACCATCCGCAGCTACAGCGTGAAGGCCAGGCTGCACCTGTTCGACGGCGTGGCCGCCGGTCCCTGCCTTGAGGCGGCAAACGCGAAGCTGGCCGCTTACCTGACCGAGCAGAAAAAGCTGGGGCGCAGCGTGCGGCGTGAGTCTTACGGGGCGGTGATGCGCGTGGCCGGTGTGGACTGGGTGGAAATCACCGAACCGGCACAGGACATTATCATGGACCGCACGCAGGCGGGTTACTGCACCGGCACGGACATTTCCGTGGCGGGCGAACAGGGGGTGACATGAGTAACAGCAGCCTGATGCCGCCCGGTTCGTCTGCGCTGGAGCGCCGCCTGGCAGAAGCCTGCAGCGGCATTTCCGGGCTGAACGTGCCGCTGCGGGATTTATGGAACCCGGCCACCTGCCCGGCGGGCTTTCTGCCTTATCTGGCCTGGGCCTTTTCGGTGGACCGCTGGGACGAAAGCTGGACGGCAAGCATCAAGCGGCAGGTGGTGAGCGATGCGTTTTACATTCATCAGCACAAAGGCACTATCAGCGCCATCCGCCGGGTGGTGGAGCCGTTCGGCTTCCTGATCCGGGTGATTGAGTGGTGGAACAACAATGAGCCGCCTGGCACGTTCCGCCTGGACATCGGCGTGCAGGACCAGGGCATTACAGAAGAAACCTACGCGGAACTGGAGCGGCTGATAAGCGACGCGAAGCCGTGCAGCCGTCACCTGCTGGGGATGTCCATCAACCTGCAGAGCGGCGGGACGTTATTCACCGGCGCGGGCAGCTATGACGGCGACGATCTCACCGTCTACCCCTACACCCCGGACATTATCTCCGTTGGCGGCCAGAGCTACACGGGCGCGGCGGTTCACGTTATCGACCTGATGGAAGTGGGACCATGACAAAATTCTATGCCATCGTGACCAGCACCGGCGCGGCAAAGATTGCCAACGCCGTGTCGCTTGGCACAAAACTGAACATCACGCACATGGCCGTGGGCGACGGCGGCGGCACGCTGCCGACGCCGAACGCCAGCCAGACGAAGCTGGTTAACGAGGTGCGCCGCGCCGCGCTTAACTCGCTGACCGTGGACGCGGCCAACAGCAGCCAGATTATTGCGGAGCAGGTTATCCCGGAAACGGAGGGCGGATTCTGGATCCGGGAAATGGGGCTGTTTGACGGTGAAGGCACGCTGATTGCCGTGTGCAACACCGCCGAAACCTACAAGCCACAGCTGCAGGAGGGCAGCGGGCGTACCCAGCGGCTGCGCATGATCATCATCGTCAGCAGCACCGACGCCGTGACGCTGAAGGTGGACCCGTCCGTGGTGCTGGCAACGCGGCAGTACGTGGACGACAGCGTGCTGGAGGTGCGCCAGTATGCGGACAAACTGACAGCCGCGCACCTTGCCGCCGTGAATCCGCATCCGCAGTACCTGCTGGCCGCCGACGGTTCGGCAATGCCGGTCGGCATTCCGCAGCCGTGGCCGCTGGCAACGCCCCCGAGCGGCTGGCTCAAGTGCAACGGCGCATCCTTCAGCGCCTCCGCTTATCCGGCGCTGGCTAAAGTCTATCCGTCACTGAAGCTGCCCGACCTGCGCGGGGAGTTTATCCGCGGCTGGGACGACGGGCGCGGTGCTGACAGCGGGCGTGCGCTGCTTTCAGCGCAGGGCGATGCCATCAGGAACATGACCGGCGTTCAGTCGCTGGCCGTGCCTTATAACGGCAGGTCAGACGGCGTTTTTTACAATAACGGCAAAAATGCCAATGAGGGCGTTTATGTTGATGGAGCAGCCATTACCGACGGGCCTCCTGTTGGCAACACATCAAACGGGCAGTCTATGGGCGAGAAAATCTATTTTGACGCCTCGCGCGTGGTGCCGGTGGCGGCGGAGAACCGCCCGCGAAACGTGGCGTTTAACTACATCGTGAGGGCTGCATAATGGCAAAGGCAACGCTTGATAAGAACGGGCTGGCAAAAGCCGACGGCACGCTGACGGTATACGGCTATGACGCGCTGACCGGGGAGTTTACCGGCGCGGTGCAGGAATTTCTGGCGCAGGGCGTCGGCCTGCCCGCCTGTGCCTGCCTGACCGCACCGCCTGACGCGCAGGCGGGCACGGTGGCCGTGTATCAGGACGGCAGCTGGCAGCGCGTGCCGGACCATCGCGGCGAAACGGTTTACCCGTTATCCGGCGGCGCGCCGGTGAAAATCATGGCGCTGGGTGACTATCCGGCGGACACCACAACGCAGGCTCCGGCAACCGCATTTGATAAGTGGGACGGCGAAAAGTGGGTGACCGACAGCGATGCACAGCAGCAGTCGCGGCTTGATGCGGCGGCCAGCGAAAAGGCGGCGCGCGTGAGCGAGGCAAACGGCATCACCCAGGCATGGCAGACGCAGCTGCTGTTAGGCATCATCACCAATGCGGACAAGGCCACGCTTACTGCCTGGATGAAGTACGTGCAGGCGGTGCAGGCCACTGACGTGTCAGGCGCGCCGGACATCAGCTGGCCCGCAAAACCGCAGTAACCATCAGGCCCGCCGCGGGCCTTTTTTCATTGTGTGATTTTCCACACAACGCCATCAGGGTGCGCCCGCACCCGCAACCTTTCACCATAGCGGAACCCCTTCACAGGAGAACCGCCACATGGCACAGGATCGTCACCACGGCGTGCGCGTTGAGGAAATCAACGAGGGCACCCGAACCATCACCACCGTCAGCACCGCGATTGTCGGGCTGGTCTGCACCGGCGACGACGCCGACGCTGCAACCTTCCCGCTTAACCGTCCGGTGCTGTTAACCGACGTACTCACCGCCAGCGGCAAGGCCGGGGAATCCGGCACGCTGGCCCGTTCACTGGACGCCATCGCGGATCAGTCGAAACCCGTCACCGTCGTTGTGCGCGTGCCGCAGGGCCAGACCGAAGCGGAAACCACCGCCAACATTATCGGCGGCGTGACCGACGGCCAGCGCACCGGCATGAAGGCGTTGCTGGCCGCGCAGTCCGTCTGCGGCGTTAAGCCCCGCATTCTGGGCGTGCCGGGCCACGACACAAAAGCCGTTGCCACCGAGCTGCTGAGCGTGGCGCAGAGCCTGCGCGGCTTTGCCTACCTTTCAGCGTACGGCTGTAAAAGCGTTGAAGAGGCGATTGCCTACCGCAGCAACTTCAGCCAGCGCGAAGGGATGCTGATCTGGCCTGACTTCATCAGCTTTGACACCGTGCTGAAGGCGGACGCGACGGCCTATGCCACCGCCCGCGCGCTGGGGCTGCGTGCAAAAATTGACGAGCAGACCGGCTGGCATAAGTCCCTGTCAAACGTCGGCGTGAACGGCGTCACCGGCATTTCAAAAGACGTTTTCTGGGACCTGCAGGATCCGGCCACTGATGCGGGCCTGCTGAACCAGAACGACGTCACCACGCTGATCCGTAAAGACGGATTCCGCTTCTGGGGTTCCCGCTGCCTCAGTGATGACGCGCTGTTTCAGTTTGAGTGTTACACCCGCACCGCGCAGGTGCTGATGGACACGATGGCAGAAGCGCAGATGTGGAGTGTTGACGGTGCGCTGAACCCGTCGCTGGCCCGCGACATCATCGAGAGCATCCGCGCGAAGCTGCGCAGCCTGGTGAATCAGGGCTATCTGATTGGTGCGGACTGCTGGCTGGACGAGAGCGTGAACGACAAGGACACGCTCAAAGCGGGCAAGCTGCTGATCGATTATGACTACACGCCGGTGCCGCCGCTGGAAAACCTGCTGCTGCGCCAGCGCATCACCGACCAGTATCTGGTCGATTTCAGCAGCCGCGTCAGCGCATAAGGAGACGCAAAAATGGCAATGCCACGCAAACTCAAGCACCTGAACATGTTCAACGCAGGCAACAACTGGCAGGGGCTGGTTGAGTCCATCACGCTGCCGAAAGTCACCCGCAAGTTCGAAAAGTATCGCGGCGGCGGCATGGCCGGTGCGGTGGACATCGACATGGGCCTGGACGACGGCGCGCTGGACACGGAATTCACCATCGGCGGCACCGAAGCCCTGCTGTTTAAACAGCTTGGCACCGAAACCGTGGACGGCATTCAGCTGCGCTTCACCGGCTCCATCCAGCGCGACGACACCGGCGAAGTGCAGGCGGTCGAGCTGGTCACGCGCGGACGCTATAAGGAGCTGGACTCCGGCGAATGGAAGACCGGCGAATCCAGCACCACCAAAGTGTCCGCAACCAACAGCTACGCAAAGCTGACCATTAACGGCGAAGTGGTTTACGAAATCGACATCGTAAACATGATCCACATCGTGGACGGCACCGACCTGATGGAGAAGCACCGCAACGCGCTGGGCCTGTAATCACACCGGCAGGCCGCGCGCCTGCCGCTTATCTCTCTTTTTAACGGAATCGCATCATGACAGACAAAATTGCACCAAATGAAAAAGTCGTTGAGCTGGACACCCCGATCCTGCGCGGTAAAACAGAAATCACCTCCGTCACCGTGCGCAAGCCGCAGTCCGGCGCGCTGCGCGGCACCCGCCTGCAGGCGCTGATGGACATGGACGTGAACGCACTGATCACCGTGCTGCCGCGTATCACCACCCCGGCGCTGACCACGGCCGAAATCAACGAAATGGATCCCGCCGATCTGGTGAGCCTGTCGGTTGAGGTGGTCACTTTTTTGCTGAAGAAGTCGGTCCTGTCAGATTTACCGACGGCCTGACGGTTGACGATCTGGTGGCGGACATCGCCACCGTCTTTCACTGGCCGCCCTCCGTTACCGAATCCATGACGCTGACCGAGGTGCTGGAGTGGCGGCACAAAGCAATCCTGCGACACGGGGCCAGCGATGAGTGATAAAAATCTGCGTCTGCAGGTCGTGCTGGGCGCGGTCGATAAGCTGACGCGCCCCTTCCGCAGCGCCCGCGACAGCACCCGTGAGCTGGCTGGCACGCTGCGCGACACCCGCAACACCCTCAAAGAGCTGGATGCGCAGGCCGGGCGTATTGACGGATTCCGCAAGACCCGCTCACAGCTTGCCATCACGGCGAATAACCTGAAGGCCGCCCGCGAGGAAGCGGCGCGGCTGGCCGTGCAGTTTACGGAAACAAACAGGCCCACCGCCGCGCAGGCCCGCGTGCTGGAGCAGGCGAAAAACCGCACCAGCCAGCTGCAGCAAACCTACAACGGGCTGCGCCTGTCGGTGCAGCGTCAGCGTGAGGCGCTGGGCGCTGCCGGTATCGACACGAAGAAACTGAGCCAGGCACAGCGCGAGCTGAAAAGTCAGTCGGATGAAGCGCGCGCCGCCATTGACCGGCAGCAGCAGTCGCTCAAAAAGCTGGGAGAGCGTCAGGCAAAACTGAGCGCGGTGCGTGAGCGCTATTCCCGTTCGCTTGAGGTGCGCGACCGCGTGGCCGGTGCCGGCGCGGCAACGTCTGCCGCCGGGCTGGCGATGGTTGCCCCTGTTGCTGCCGCCGTGCACGCATCAGCAGCCATGGAAGACGCCATGAAGGGCGTGGCAAAGCAGGTTAACGGGCTGCGCGACAACGACGGAAACCGCACAAAGCAGTTCTATGACATGCAGGCCGCCATCAAGGCCGCCAGTGAGCAGCTGCCGATGGAAAACGGCGCAATTGACTACGCCGCGCTGGTTGAGGGCGGCGCGCGCATGGGCGTGACCAACCAGAACGACTCCTATGAGGACCAGAAGCGTGACCTGCTGGCCTTTGCCACCACGGCGGCGAAGGCGTCAACGGCGTTTGAGCTGCCTGCCGGTGAGCTGGCCGAAGGGCTGGGCAAGATTGCGCAGCTGTACAAAATTCCCACGCGTAACATCGAGCAGCTGGGCGATGCGCTGAACTACCTGGACGATAACGCCATGTCCAAAGGTTCAGACATCATCGATGTGCTGCAGCGCATGGGTGGCGTGGCCGACAGGATGAACTTCCGACAGGTGGCGGCACTGGGTTCAACATTCCTGACGCTGGGTGCCACCTCTGAGATTGCGGCCAGTTCCGCTAATGCAATGGTGCGCGAACTGTCTATAGCCACGATGCAGAGTAACCGGTTTATGGACGGCATGGACCTGCTGAAGCTGGACCCGGCAAAGATTGAAAAGCAGATGACCACGGACGCGATGGGCACCATCATGCGCGTGCTGGAAAAGGTTAAAAAACTGCCGGACAGCAAGAGAGTGCCCGCGCTGACGATGCTCTTTGGCAAGGAGTTCGGCCCTGCAGCGGCAAAACTTGTCAACAACATGCCGGAGCTGCGCCGCCAGCTGGCACTGACACAGGGAGATGCTGCTAAGGGGTCGATGCAGAAGGAATCTGACATCAATAAAGATTCGCTTTCCGCACAGTGGATGCTCACTAAAACCGGCGTATCTAACACCATGAGCGGCCTGGGCGATTCGCTGCGCACGCCGCTGATGGACATCATGGATTTGGTAAAGAAAGTCACCGGCGTGACCCGCCGCTGGGTGGAAAACAACAAGGAGCTGGCAGGCACGATTGTGAAGGCCGCGGCGGTTATATCGGTGGTGGTGATTGCGCTGGGCACGCTCATGATTGGCCTGGCTGCGGTGCTGGGACCGCTGGCGCTGCTGCGCCTGAGCTGCAACGTGCTGGGGCTTAAGGCGCTGCCGGGGCTTGCTTCAGCCGCGTCACGGGCAGGCAGTATGCTCGGCTGGCTGGGGAGCGCCCCTTTAAGCCTGCTGCGGCGGGGAATGGGCGACGCGGGCGGGCGCGTCAGCCTGCTGGCCGGGCCGCTTGCTTCACTCCGCGCCAGCGCAGGCATGGCGGGTAATGCGCTTAAGGCGGTGGCCGGTGCGCCACTGCGCCTGTTCAGGGGAGCCATGCGCGGCGTGTCCGCCGCTGCCGGAATGATGATGAACCCGGTGGCGGCAGGGCGGGTGCTGCTGAGCGGTACGGGTCAGGTGCTGCGCTGGCTGGCGTCCGGTCCCGTGGCGGTGCTTCGCGTTGCGCTGACCGGCATTTCATGGGCCATGGGCGCGCTGCTGAGTCCGGTCGGGCTGCTGGTCGCCGCGCTGGCAGGCGTGGCGCTGGTTGTCTGGAAATACTGGCAGCCGATCAAGGCGTTTCTCGGCGGCGTGGTTGAGGGGTTCAGGGCTGCCGCCGCCCCGGTAAGTGAGGCATTTGCCCCGCTGAAACCGGTTTTTCAGTGGATCGGGGATAAAGTGCAGGCGCTGTTTGGCTGGTTCCGCGACCTGCTGACGCCGGTGCAGTCCACGGGGGCTGAGCTGGACAGCGCAGCCGCGAAGGGTAAGGCGTTTGGTCAGGCGCTGGCCGATGGCCTCAGCATGGTGATGCACCCGCTGGACACGCTGAAATCAGGGGTGTCATGGCTGCTGGAAAAACTCGGCATCGTGACGAAAGAGGCGGCAAACGCAAAACTGCCGGATCACGTCACGCGCCAGCAGGCCGCCACGGTTAACGCGGACGGGAAGGTGGTGCTGCCGCCGGGCGGGTTCCCGCGCATGTACGACACCGGCGGCAACATTCCGTCCGGCCAGATGGGAATCGTGGGTGAGAACGGCCCTGAACTGATTAACGGCCCGGCTAACGTGACCAGCCGCAGGCGCACCGCAGGGCTGGCGGCACTGGCGGCGCTGACGCTGGGCGGGGCGGCAGCGCCTGCCACAGCCGCACCGCTGCATCCGCTGAGCCTGCCCGCGCAGGCATACCGGCAGGACGCGCCGCGCATGAGCAGTACAGCGCCAAAAGCCGTGCCGCAGATTAATGCCTCGTTCACCATCGTGCAGCAGCCGGGACAGAGCCAGCAGGATCTGGTTGACGAGGTGATGCGCAGGCTTCAGGCAGAGCAGCGGAAGGCTGAGGCGCGGGAGCGCAGCAGCTACCGCGACAGGGGAGGGTTTGAGGAATGATGATGACGCTGGGCTTATTTGTTTTCATGCTGAAGACGGTGCCCTATCAGGAGCTGCAGTATCAGCGCAGCTGGCGATTCCCGACAAACAGCCGGGTCGGCGTGCGGCCATCGCTGCAGTTTTTAGGTCCGGACAACGACACGCTGACGCTTTCCGGCGTGCTGCTGCCGGAAATTACCGGCGGCAGGCTGTCGCTGTTCGCGCTGGAGCAGATTGCGGAGCTGGGCCGCGCGTGGCCCCTCATTGAAGGCAGCGGCACGATTTACGGCATGTTTGTGATCGAGAGTCTTAACCAGACCAAAGCGGAGTTCTTCAGCAGCGGCGTGTGCCGCCGCATTGAATTCACGCTGACGCTGAAGCGCACGGATGAATCGCTGGGGGAAATGTTCGGCAGCCTCAGCGACCAGCTGTCGGCCATGCAGGGTGCTGCTACCACTGCCGCCGGGAAGGTCAGTGCCGCAGCGGGAGGGTTATTCTCATGATGACCAGTCCATGGATTACCGGTCAGCAGAATTCTCCCGCATTTCGCCTGACGATGGACGGCGCAGACATCACGCAGAAGCTGGAAAAGCGCCTGCTGAGCCTGACGCTTACCGATAATCGGGGCTTTGAGGCGGACCAGCTGGACATCGAGCTGGACGATGCGGACGGCCAGCTGCAGCTGCCACGCCGGGGCGTCGTGCTTTCGCTGTCGCTGGGCTGGCAGGGAGAGGCGCTTTATCCGAAAGGTAGCTATACGGTTGACGAAATCGAGCACAGCGGCACGCCTGATCGGCTGACGCTGAGAGCGCGCAGCGCAGACTTCCGGCAGACGCTGAACACGAAGCGGGAGAAGTCCTGGCACAAAACCACCGCAGGCGAAATTGTCCGGGACATCGCCGGGCGCCATAAGCTGAAGGCGGCAATGGGTGAAGATATGGCCGCCGCAGAAATTGACCACCTTGATCAGACCAATGAATCAGACGCCAGCTTTCTGATGCGCCTGGCTAAACAGTGCGGCACAGTGGCCTGCGTCAAGGACGGCAATCTGCTGTTTATCCGGCAGGGCCAGGGAAAAACGGCAAGCGGCAAGGCGCTGCCGGTAATCACCCTTCAGCGCAGGAACGGAGACAGCCACCGCTTTACTCTGGCGGACCGTGACTCTTACACCGGCGTGATCGCCAGCTGGCTGCACACCCGCGAACCGGCAAAGAAGCCGGTAGCAAAGGTGAAGCGCAGGCGACGTAAAACCACGGCGAAGAAGAAAGAGCCGGAGGCGAAACAGGGGGATTACCTGATCGGCACGGATGAAAACGTGCTGGTACTGAGCCGCACTTACGCAAACCGGGGCAACGCAGAGCGCGCTGCCAAAATGCAGTGGGAACGCCTGCAGCGCGGTGCTGCGACGTTTTCGATTCAGCTGGCAAAGGGGCGCGCGGAGCTATATACGGAAATGCCGGTGAAGGTCAGCGGGTTCAAGCAGCAGATTGATGCCGGGGAATGGATCATCACAACGCTGACGCACAGCCTGAGCGCTGATAGTGGATTCACTACCAGCATTGAACTGGAAGTAAAAATTGACTCATTGGATATGGAATGAGAACTATCCCAATATGGTTATTTTATGTATCATCCATCCTAAATGGGATTGAGGGCTTATTATGATGAATTGTCCTTTGTGCGGTAATGCCGCACATACGCGTAGCAGCTTCCAAGTATCAAAGACGACCAAGGAACGTTATAACCAGTGTCAAAACATCAATTGCAGCTGCACTTTTAAGTCTCATGAAACAGTATCCGAAATCATCATGAGTCCGGGTAAGGTAAAACCTGTTCCGCCCCATCCTGATCGTACATTACAAGGCTCTCTGTGGATGTGA